ATGCTTAATGAATTAGAAGAGCTTGAGAAATTATTAGAGCAGAATGGATACGAAGAACAATGATATAAAACCTATTTCATATGAATTACCATATGCTTTAGATATAACTTTATATAAGCATAATTACTATGATAATTTAATAATAAACAATCTAAAGAGGAACACTAGGTATGAAAAGATACCTGAAACTCCTAATAGCTTCATAGTTACAGCAGAAGATTTTAAAAAGGTGCTAGGTGACAAATTTAAAAGAGAAGTAGGTACAGCACAAAGCCTCACTGAAGTAACCATAAAGGAAGGCGTTAATAGTATTTATTTTCTTGATAAATTATTTGTAAATTTCACAAACTTAGAATTCATAAAAGTAAACGTTTCAGAAAAGAGAGATTTTACAAGACTTTTAACTGTTGGTGAAAACAGGTCAGTTATCAACTTCGACTATAGAATAATAACTTCTGTTTTAGATATACCAAAGTTAATAGAATCAGAAGACGACCTTATATTAGTTAACGAATTCTTCTTACATATAGGTTTAATAGAAGTAGATGATTTCGGTAAAAGAACGCCTTACTTCACAATTAACGCACAAGATTTACTTCTTTTAATTAATTCGCAGCAAGAGTTAATGTTTACTGAAGATGATGACTTTATAGACGAAAAATATCTTGATGCAATTGAATTCATATACGACGTTATTGACCAGAAATGCGAAAACGATAACTCAAAACTAATTATCATTACTGACTTTTCTGATTAGTCTATATAAATACAGAAGTATACCTGCTTAATCTATTTAGATATATAGACAAAGAAATGTTTTTACATGGTAATAGGTAATACAGTCACTGAAGTAGGCGACATCATATTAATAAAACTCGTTGAACCTTATAAAAAGGTCGTACAGATACTATCTTACGAAGATAATACGGAGGGCGAGGACACTAATAATTATTTTCAAAAATACTTTCGATGGTCAACCGACAACAAGGTATTTTCAGATTATGTTCTATTAACAGATACTAATCTACAGAGGTTGAATTTAGACCCAGTAAAAGACTTTTGGATAGAATACAAATATGAAGCAGTAGAACTAGATACAGGTAATACTTTAGAATTTGTATCAATCGCACTTGAAGTTATAACTGACCAGGGTAGAGTTCTTGCACAAGTTCAAGCGAATGTAGGTTCATGTGACCCAAATGACCCGAGTTGCGTAGGTAACTTAATTGTTGAAGAGTGTTGCGATAACGATAATTTATTTAACCCTTATGCATGGGCTAATCAAGCTAATTGTTTATATGACCAACTTTCTGAAATAACAACTAAGATATTTGGTCACTGTATAAAATACTACAGAGCTGAACCGGACGATAGGTCAAGAGACGGATTTTTAAAAGAAGATACTATATTCAAAAGAGAAGTCGTTAAAGACATACAGGTTTTAGTTCCTGACAACCAATTCCCAACTAATGAATTTCAATTTGACCCATTTTTAGGAATGGGCTCAGAAGGGTTTGAAGTTCATATTACAAGAAGAGAATTCGAAACCGCGTTTGGTGGCAAAGAAAGACCTAGAGAAAGGGATGCTATTTATATCCCACTTAATCAGAGAATGTATGAAGTATCAAGTGTTGCACTTTCTGACGAAATACATCAGATGCATGCATACTGGAGAGTAAAGCTTAAAAAATGGGAAGATAAGCAAAATATCTATAATAGTCCTGAGATTGAACTTGAACTTGATGACCTTACTGTAAGTATGGATGAAGTGTTTACCGAAGGAGTTGAAAGTGATTTCTTAAAAATAACTAAACCGCAGCAATATAAAACAATTGGTGCTGGCAAAAATGATTATGTTAGAAGTGATATTTCACAAGACATATCAATAGCTGATGGAAAAATTAATAACAATTGGACTATAGTATCAAAAAATTATTACGAACTTCATAAATTAGTGCCAAAAACGGTTGCCGTTAAATATAGAAAACCTGTATCAATTAAAGAAGCAGAGAATAGAGCTTTTACATTTTGGTTTAGAAGTAAGCTAGGTGTTTTACCTGCTAAAAAGGCAATTATTTCGCTTTCTGATAATAATGGATATGTACAGATAGATACAAGCGTAACACATGGTTATGTAGTAAATGATGTCGTTGAGTTGTTTTCAATAATAGGCTATACTAATGAAATATACTATGTCAGAGAAGTTATAAATGATTTTTCGTTTGTTCTTGAATTAGAGTACAATTCTTCTATGTCAATATCTAATAGTAAAGTTCAGAAGAAAGATGTTATGCCAGTATTATATGGATATAATGTTAATACTCCTTCTGTAAGCGGAATGTCAATTGAATTACTTAGAGGCTTTATGAACATTTCAATAAATAATCAGAATTATGTATTTAAGACTGGTATTCCTGATTATGAACAAGACGCATGGTACTCTGTTATAGTTAACCTTTCAAATCAATTTGACCAGCTTTCAGTATATATTTATAAGATGAACGCTTCTGACCCTAGTGCTATGCCGCAATTAAGTTCAAGTCACTTAATTTTAAAATACAACGAGACTAAAAACTTAAACGGTCCAATTACAGTAGATAGCGGAGATAATTGGTACTTATTGGGTTCACCTATAGATTTAACAAATATAAGAATATTTGAGCTTCCTATTGAAGAAGAGTCACATGATGCAGTTCTTAATCAATATGTAGTTAGAGACACACAGTTAGCAATACTTGTAGATAATGCTATACCTCAACTTAAATTAATGAGATTAGAAAATCCTAGATAATAAACAATTTGTATATTTGCATATAACTAGTATTAGCTATTAGAAAAATAATACCCTCATGGATAAAAAACAACGAGACGAAGAAATGAATAAAGCAAGAAGAGCAATAGATGACTCATTCGAAAGCCTTCTCAGTGATGACGGGTTACTTGAAGACAGTATAGACAATAATCATGAATTACCTTCTATTACACCTAATATCAGGCACGATTATGTTTCAATGAAACAAGGTGCAGCAGATAAGGCAAAGAAGACTATAACTGCTTTAATGAAATTCTATTTAGACGAAGATATAATCGAACAAGATGAATATGTTAAAGCAAGAAAGAAAATAGACGAGATGACTCTTAGCAGTTTAATGTTTCAATTAGAAACAGCTGAACAAGCATTAGTTACTCTTCTTAGAACAATTGACAGCGGAGAGCTTGCACCTAGAATGTTTGAAGTTTTGGGAACTTTACAGAAGTCGATGCTAGATATTATAAAAAGCCAAACGATGTATCTAGTTGCTGCTGAAGAAAGCGTTAAAAAACTTTCACGTGATGTTGAGATATTTACGGATAGAAAGAATAAGAAAATAAATCAGTCTAACCAGGCGTCAGGCCAGGTAAGTAATATAAATAGAGGTACAAAGTCTTTAATGGAAGAAATTCAAAATGAAATTAAAGAAACAGGATACGAAAATATCGATGGCCTAGAAGAAATCAATCCAGAAGACGTAGAATAATGAAGTTAAAAAATATATCAGAGTTTAGAATGGTAAACGAGGCTCAATCGACAATGAAGCTTTCAGTACCTAGCGATGTAAGAGAAATGAACAAGCTTTTTAAGAAGGCAGGTTACCAACTTTATATAGTCGGAGGTGCAGTAAGAGATGCGTTATTAGGTAATATCCCAAAGGATTACGATTTAGCTACTGATGCTAAACCTGAACAAGTAAAAGCCATTCTTTCAGGTACTTATAAGTTTATTGAAATAGGCGAGGCTTTTAATATTGTAATGGCAATTGCACCAGACGGTGAAGAATACGAAATAGCTACTTTCAGAGAAGATATCGGAAAGGGCAGAAGACCTGATGCAGTTAAATTTAGTACAATAGACAAAGACGTATTAAGAAGAGACCTTACAATTAATGCACTGTTCTATGATATTGACAGAGATGAAATAGTAGACTTAGTAGGTGGTATCAAAGATATTGAAAACAAAAATATCAGAACAGTAGGTGACCCTCTGGAAAGATTTGGCGAAGACGCTCTTAGAAAAATAAGAGCTATTCGATTTGCTGCAAGAATAAACGGTAGAATTGACAAAGAAGTAGACAATGCTCTTATTAAAGATAATTCTTTACCTGAAGTTAGTGCACCTAGAATACATGATGAATTTAAAAGCGGAATAGAAAAAGCCAAGAAGCCTGATTACTATCTTTCACTAGTAAATCAATACGACTTCTGGGGCAGTATATTTCCAGACATATTGGTAAATAAGAAGTTTATTTCTTCACATAACTGGAAAGTCCAGCTTGCAGAATTATTAAAACCCAATAGTATTGATTCTATAAGTAGAAAACTAAGAGAGAAATTAGCATATACTGAAGAAGAAACAAACGCAGTTGAATTTATGCACTTTCTATTAGATTTTAATATTGACACTGATTTAATGGAAGGTCTAAAGAAAGTAAAAAAGAAGGGCGTCGATATTAAAGATGTCGTTGAGTTTTCAAAATACAATACAGTCGATTTAAACATGGTTAAAGGTTTATTTAGACACGAGATTACCACTAGAGGTAATTCTCCTGAACTTTCAGGTTTAAAAGGAAAAGAGATTGGCAATAAAATTGCTGAACTAGAACTTGAAAAGTTTATAAAAAAATGGTTATAACTTATGAGCGGCTTATTTGGCCTAAGTGAAGATAATTTACAACAAGTAGATGCTGATGTATGGTCAACTGATAAGATTAATCAGTTGATGGATTTAATAGAAAGCGGTGGTAACACAAAAGGTGTTAAAAAGCCATTTTATGATGGTAACCCACAATGGCGACAAGGTAATATAGTATTTAACTATAGTGACTTTGAACTATCTGAAATTAAAAGGTGTGCCAGGGATATCACATACTTTGCAGAACATTACTGTGTTGTAATGACAGACGAGGGTTTACAGAGAATTAAATTACGTGACTATCAGATAGAAATGCTTAAACATTTCGTGGCAAATAGATTTTCAGTTTGTCTAGCAAGTAGACAGATTGGTAAAACAATTTGTTCAGCAATATTTATTGCATGGTACTTACTATTCAACTTCGACAAGAATGCACTAATACTTGCCAATAAAGGTGCAACTACAAAAGAAATCATGGACAAAACGAAAGTTATCTTAGGTCACTTACCGTTTTTCATGAAACCGGGCGTCCTTAAAAACGATGTATATGAGATGAAGTTTGACAATGGCTGCCGTATGGTTGGTCAAACAACTACAGGTAAAGCAGGTATCGGTTTTACCATTCACTTACTATTCCTTGATGAGTTTGCCCACGTACACCCTAATTTCGTAAATTCATTTTATGAAAACGTTTACCCTACTCTTTCATCGTCCAAGGTGTCGCGTATTATAATTACCAGTACACCGAATGGATATAACTTATTTTATGAAATCTATAAATCTGCAGTAAGCGGAAACAATGAATACGCTGCATTTAAAGTAGACTGGTGGCAAGTACCAGGTAGAGATGAAAAATGGAAAGAACAAGAAGTTAAAAACTTAGGTTCAGAAGAGGCCTTTAATAGACAGTATGGTAATCAATTCCTTGCATCCAGTAATCTTCTATTACAAGGAAGTACTATTAAAAGGCTACAGGGCCATAAGAAGAAATATATTTTTCATGATTTTGAAGAATTCGAAAACATACAACTAGACCTTGAACGTGTCATGTTATGGGACCCAGACTTTGACACAGTATATTGTACTGATAAAGAAAGATTTTATTTATTCTCAGTAGATACAGCAGAAGGTAACGGAGGTGACTATAGTGTTATAAATATATTTGAAGTAGGCAGTATGGAACCCGAAGATTTTGATAAACTAGTAGCACCCGGCGCAACAAGAGATTTCTTTGGTTTATATCAGGTCGCTAGATTTGCAAGTAACGAACATAGTATTGAAGACTTTGCAAAAATATTGTACACTCTTTCAATAGATATATTTGACCCTGAAAACGTTAAAATAGTCTTAGAGTGGAATTATAATGGTGCATTAGTAATGAAACACTTACAAACTCTTTTCCCTCAAAGAAATGAATTTGATGAATCAATGGTATGTAGGTTTAAACATAGACATGATGCAAAAAATGTTAGCTATGGTCTAAAAGTTAAAAAAGATAATAAAGTGGTTTTTTGTCAAAACTTTAAGAAATACATAGAACAACGAAGAATGTTAGTTACAGAAGA